ATGACCCGTTTTGGTGCCTCCTAAGAGGCCATACTTGCTTAGTATAGCTTTATTGCTATATATATAAAATAAACAAGCTTTTAATAGCACACAAGCTTAACTTAGTATGCTATAATTGGCATATTGTTTTTAGGAGGCTCCAAGATCATGCGTAATCCATGCCCTCACTGTGGTAAAGATGCTCTCTTTAGAAGAGAGGTAGCCTTAGTTGGGGTACGAAAGAGGACATGGCTTTGCCTTAGCTGCATGAGAATGCACGTCACAGCAGTTCCAACGTCAAAGGAGACAACAGATGCTAGAGCAGAAGCCTGATCCTTATCCTCTCCTTACTCAAGCAATGGTTAAGGCCGAAGTATTGCTTAAGAATGGGGCCTACTACAGAGAAGAAGGCCTCCTCGGCTTAGAGAGCGAGAAGGAAGCAGTTGAGGCTTGGCTGGCCGGAAAGGGCAGGTCATGATAGCAAGAGACCCAATCCACCTCGGCGACGGGGCCTATGTCGAGTTCGACGGATGGCAGTTCGTGCTAAAGGCTAACAGTGTAGAAGAACCAACAGACACTGTATACCTCGAGCTTGATGCCATGCAGGGGCTCCTCAACTACGTGAGAAGCGCAGGCGTGGTGCTGAAATGAAAATGGACCTAGCAGCTGGTAAAGGTAGAGCATGAGCAAGCCTAAAACTAAAGTTTACTACTTAAATGAGAAAGTGGTCTATGCTTCGACTTCGGAAGGTCATTTCACAACTGATTCTAGCTTTCTACTTTACTTAGTCATGAGAAAAGAAGTGCCTGCTAAGGTAGTTTTATATGATCGCCTAAAAGACCTTAAAGCAGCCTTTCTTGCTCAAGGTGTCGAGATATAGCAGCAAAAGAAGCAAAGGAAGCAAAGGAAGCTATACATGCCAAGGAGGTAACAGTTAGATGTTTCCAGACTTGGCCAGCGTATTTGGATGCCTTGACCCTCCTTCGATAGGGCAGGCCATTCAATACAAACTGGCACCGTGGACAGTTGTCACGGAACAAAGCGCAGTGGCGCAAAGACTAAGGCACGGGGGAAAGGACCCCGGTCTAGCCTTCGATGCAGTAGGGACTATGGCGCAAGGTGTCGGCCCTTGACTAGTTGTGGTCTAGCACACGTCGGGCGGATCGTGGAATCTGGCTAAGTGGTTCGATTCCACGATCCGCCCATAAGGAGAAGTAGTGAAAGCAGAAGAAGCTATAAAGATCTTGGATGAGTACCCGCCTGTTGAAGGCTCTTTTTGAGGAGAAGCTATTATCACATGCAGGGAAGCCGCAAGAGCCTCCTTAGGTGCTACACTCATAGTAGAGGAGACCACAGATGAGTCTTAAGCCTTTTGTAAACCGCGAGCTCAAAGAGTTCTTCAACACTGCCCTCGAGAGGCAGCGCATTTATATCTTAAAGGAGCTTGGCCAGCCCAAGCCATGGACGCTGGACCCGATCATGCAAGAAGGCTTTTTCTGCAACGTATTCAGGGACCAAGACAAGACCACTAAGTACTTCATCGAGCTCTACGCCAAATACAAAAATGGCCCTAACCTGTGGGCAACTATCGTTACTTGCCGCTACCTCAGCAACATCGAATGTGTCGAGGCCCTTGATAAGAACGGGGCCTTTGAGGGGTCTTTATCCGATCGCCTCAAGGTCATGGCGGCAGTCTTCTGCGAGCGGATGTTCGAAGGCGACATCATAAACACAACCGCTTTCAAGCTCCCCGAGCCGGACTACCACCATGGCTCCTCAAGAGCATTCTACCTCATCGACCTAATTGAGGAGATAGCCAAGCAATGGCCCAAGCGGCTCAGTTCTCTTGGAGAGACTTGGGCCTTCTTGACCAAGTTTTACAACGTGGATTCTTTCATCGCCTTCCAGTACACCATGGACCTTTCCCTCACGAGGTATCTCGACAAGGCGCCAGACCTCAACACATGGGCGGCTTATGGAAGAGGCTCGACCAAGGGCCTTGCTCGGCTTGTCTCTGGCTCTCCTGTGTTTACTGAGGACCTCAAAGAAGACTTCCCTGCCTATGCCTCAGAGATTCAAGCGAGGTGGGTCGACCACTACATGGAAATAGCTCTCCCCTACTTCAAAGGAATAATGGAGGAGCTAGGGTCAGACGAGAAAGCCGGAGAGGTCTATAGCCTCTGCAACCGCTTCTTGTCTGTCAGGGCCGCGGAGGTCGAGCACTGGCTCTGCGAGTATGACAAATACAAAGACGATTGGAATAAGCGGAGGTATATAAGCCATGAAGCCTATTGACCTGACTGAGGCTATAAATGGGATTCAGTACTTTTCTGTTAAGAACTTTGCCCTAGCTACAGGCAAGTCAGAGCAGAGCATTAGGTTTCTCATAACTAATGGGAACAGGCTCAGAAGCCTAAAAGCAGACAGAATTGCAGATAAGCCTATGATTCCCTACTCAGAGCTTTTAGAGTTTCCTTTTACTTTAGCTGGACGAAACTCAGAAGAAGTCTACTACTATGATGAAAATGGCCAACAACAACCAAATGTAGTCTGTCTTAGTCTTAAGTAGTAGGGGGCCTAGTATGCTACTTTATAAGGTCATAGACATACGTACACAGCAGGAAGTAACACCCGAACAGGCTCAAAGAGTTCTTGATGCTAGTGGCACTAAGCCGAGCTTTATGCTCAGGCCCAACGGACTATTGAGCCTCAGAATATGGAGTCATGGGGCTTATCGGTTTTATCCTCTTACAGGACCTTATGAGGCGGTAACTTGTGACATTTAAGACCCTACCTTATGCCCATCAGCTTAAAGCCTTTGAGCTTTTCAAGGACAAGGAGTACTTTGCCTTGTTTATGGATATGGGGACAGGCAAAACCAAAGTTACCATAGACATTGCGGCTTATAAGTATAGCAAAGGCCTTATAGAGGCTATGCTCATAATTGCTCCAAACAATGTCCATACTCAGTGGGTCAAGGAGCAGCTTCCCTTGCACTGCCCCATTCCATACAAGGCTTTTATTTGGGAGTCAGGTAAGCTTAGCAGGGGCTACTACAAAAAGCAGCTTGACGACTTCATCAATTATCCCATGGACTGCCTCAAAGTTCTAGCCATAAATGTCGAGGCCCTTCAGAGTGACACCATCATTCCTTACATAGCCCGTTTTGTAAAAGGCCACAAGCCTTTTATTGTTATAGACGAAGCAACTAGGATCAAGCACAACACAGCAAAGCGAACCAAGGTGGTTCACCAGCTGACCAAGTACGGTCAGAGGGCGATCCTGACAGGAACCCCCACCGCGAAGAGTCCGTTTGACCTTTGGTCCCAAATGGAGTTCCTGAGGGCCAACTACTTTGCTTGCAACTACTTCATCTTTCAGCATCGCTACGGCATCATGCTCAAAGGCGTGAATCAGAAGACTGGTGGCAAGTATCTTGCCTTGATTAGTGAGAAAGACTACTCCATGGTCAGTAGTCTCATCGGTAAAATGAAAGCAGAAAGAGGCGGGCAGTTGATGCCGGATGACTATGAGACTATCTCAGCCATCCGGGGCACATCTGAGAAGAATGTCCACTTCATTGAGGCCAATCCCAAGTACACTCAGTTCAAGCGCCTTGACGAACTTCGTGAGTATATTGCCAAGGATGTATACAGTGTCAAGAAAGAAAACTGTCTTGACTTGCCTCCTAAGGTCTACGAGAAGATCTATGTCACTATGTCGGCTGAGCAAAAGAAAGTCTATCATAATTTGAAGACTGAACTTGTCGCTCAGTATGAAGGCAAGGAACTGACAGTAGTCAATAAGGTAGCCTTGACTACTCGCTTAATGCAAATAATTGGTGGCTTCTTTCCTTATACTGAGATGGAGGAGCACTATAATCCTGAGCACCATGAATGGTATGAAAAGGCTACTAGCAAAGGCCAACTGATCGGCAAAGAAAACACCAAAATGGTAGCTCTTTTTGATGATCTTGAGGAGGCAGGTGAAGAGACCAATATCATAATTTGGGCCCATTTTGTTGCTGAGCTCAAGTACATTTATGAGGCCCTCAAAACTACTTATAGCTGCTGTCTGTATTATGGAGGCACAGAGCAGAATGAGCGCAAGAGAATTATTGAGGATTTCAAGAGTGGAAAGTATCGTATATTTATAGGTAATGCTGCGACTGCTGGATTCGGACTTAACCTCCAAAACGCGACTTTACAGTATTACTTCTCCAATACTTTTAGAACGGAAGACAGGCTACAGGCAGAAGACCGCAGCCATCGAATCGGAGTCAAGTCCACAGTAGTTTATAAAGACATAATCATGAAAGGTACGATCGATGAGAAGATCCATGAGAACATTTCAATGGGTCGAGACCTTAATGACTACTTCAAGTCTACTTCTCTTCTCGACCTTCTCAAGACGGAAGAGGAGAACGAGGATGAGTGACTCTGTTAACCATCCTAAGCACTATAATGAAGGCCCTGTATGTCCTCACTGTGGGAAAGTGGTAGAGTGCATTACAGTGATTGAGGGTATGGACTTTTGCAAAGGCAGTGCTATAAAGTACCTATGGCGGGAAGGTAAGAAAGGCGACAGACTAGAGGACCTGAAAAAAGCCCAATGGTACTTGCAGAGGCTAATAAGCCAGATCGAAAAGGAAGCCAAGCCATGCTGAGAAGAATCTTTGCAATAGTCAATGGCACCGACTTTTTTGCCTTCCAGAAAAGGTCAAAAGAAGAAGGCATGACCATGGGAGAAGCCCTTGCCTCTTTAGCGAACCAGTATGCCACTGGAGAAACCAAGGTCCTTCATCGAAAGCATATTGACCTGATAAGGCAAGCCGAAAACACCCTCATGCTTGAGGAAACAGAAGGAGCACACTATGCAGCTGACAATCCCACCTGGCAGCCTTACCAAAGCAGCAGACAACCCAGAGCTATCCGATCCGAGCAAGCTCAGGAATCGCCTTGAGAGGCGCTCCGGAAGGCTGCGGGTCATGGCAAGCATGGCCGCGATGATGGGAATGATGGGCGAGCCGAAGAATCGCCGAGCTATCCTCGCGAACGGCGTGACGCGTGAGGTGCATCCTTGGGACTCCATGCAGCTTAGCAAGGCAGAAAGGAAAGGCAAGACCGTCGAAGAAATCAGACGCCTCCGCCTCGCCAAGTGGGCTGAGGCCAACGAATGAGCCTCTTAGTCACTCCTTCCCTAGTAGGGGCAATCAACTGGCTCAAGGTAGCTCCACGCGACTGGGAACGAAAAGCCTATCAGGATTTGTCGAATCAGCTTGCAAGGGTCTATACTGAGCCAATGTCAAAAGCTATTAAGCTTGGTCTTACTTTCGAGGATTCTGTCTATGCCCATACTGCAAGCAAGAGTGGGCAAGGCTCAGAGCTCTTTCAGTGGTTTGTGAAAGAGTGTGAAGGCGGGCAGTTTCAGAGAAAGACCAAGAAGATAGTAGAGATTGAAGGCGTTGAGTATTGCCTCTATGGCAAAATCGATGTCTGGTTTCCATCTGTCCTCAAGGACATAAAAACAACAAGCAACTACAAAGGTCCTAAGCACTACCTCGATTCTTTTCAGCACCTTATGTACTGCTACACCGAAAAGGTGTACTCCTTCGAGTACATAGTGGCAGTCTTTAATGAGGAAGAAAAGCTAATCACAACGCATAAGGTTTCTTATACTTGTGATGATGTTGGAGCCTTAGAGCAAGAGATAACCAACCGCGTAAAGGAGGCAGTTGAGTTCTTGAAGGAAGATGAAGACTTGTGGAAACTTTACACCTCAAAATTTTCGCGTGCGTAGGAGGAGGATACATGGAAACACCTGCATTTTTGAAGTCCCAAGTGCCAGAGGGAATAGCTGATTCAGAGCTAACCCATCTTGAGGCCCTTGTCACAGCACTCCAGGCCAAAAATACGCAAATAGATATTCTTGAGGAAAACCTGAAGAAGACAAAAGAAGAGGCCCGTCAGTTGGGGCAAGAGGCAATCCCGAATATACTCAACCAGCATGGCTTCTCTGAACTTCGGCTTGCTTCTGGAAAGAAAGTCATAGTCAAAGAAGAAGCTCAGGTCTCAGTCCCGGAAGACAAGCGCCCTACCTTCTTCGAGTTCTTAAAGGACAGGAACGAGGAAGACATTATCAAGCTTCAGTTCCAGTTTGCGCGGATGGAACCTGCAAAGCTCGCAGACCTCTTCGAGTTTCTCAATAGCTACAGCTATGAGTATTCCTCTGAGCGCGGGGTGCATCCCATGACCCTCAAGAAGTACTTCAAAGACCTTCTCGGCGTGGGAGAGGAGAAAGAGGCCGTCG